ATTCGCACCTAAAGCATAATAACCTACTGCTGTATTTTCTTGTGCTGTAGTGTTTAATCTTAAACATTGATAACCAACCGCAGTATTATAGTTTCCAGTAGTATTTGTTGTTAAAGCACCACCACCGACTGCTGAGTTCTCAATACCTGTAGTGTTTGCTGTTAAAGCTACGCTTCCTACTGCAACATTAAAACCAGAGCCAGAACCAACATTAAAAGTCTTTAGAGCTTCAAAGCCTACAGCTACGTTATTTTCTGAATGTGTATTAGTTGATAAAGTATTGTGTCCAAGCGCAGTATTACCATCACCTGTTACATTAGCATCACCTGATAATGCACCAACATAAACATTTCTGTTTCCTGTTGTAAGAGATAAAGCAGCATCAGTACCTATAGCTATATTATAAGTATTTGCAGTATCTCCGTTTTGTGCAGTTAAAGCACGATAACCTATTGCAACAGAGTCGCTTCTAGTATCTTCTGCAGCTAATGCTTCATTACCTATAGCTACGTTTTTACTTCCCTCAGTTAATGCTGTACCTGCGTTATCACCTATTAAAGTGTTATCAACACCTGTAGTAATGGCATCACCAGCTCCATCACCTACAACTACTGTATCGTCTGCAGAGCCTCCTGTGTAGTTACCAAGTAATGCTCCTGTTACTTTTGTTATTGCCATTCTTTATGTCTCCTTGGTTATGATATTGTTTTCTGTACTGACGTTGGTGTTACTTTTTCAGCTATCTGAGCATCTATACTTGCTTTCATTTCTGTAACTGTATCAGAACCTAAAGCTGTTTCTACCCAACCTTGTACGTCAGATTTTGCAACACTTGCAAAGGCTTTAAAGCTCGATAGATCAGAAGTATCTAAACCTTGCGTTCCATAACTTGTAGCAGTTTGGTAAGCCCCTTCTGAGTCTTTGTTAGTATCGTCAGTACCTGTTAGTCTCCAATGTACGTTATGAATTACATCTGCTTTACTATCTTTTGTTGGGTATGTATCGACAGTTGAAACATCCCATGTGTATGCTATTGCCATTTATGCTTCCTCTAATGTTTTTATTCTTGCTTCTAATTCTTGTATAGTTTTTACTAACAACGGAATTAATTTACTTTGATCTATGCCTTGATACTTAGGATTGTTATCAGAATCTACTGCATCTTTATCACCACTAATTGCTTCAGGCACTATACTCGAAACTTCGTGAGCTAAAAACCCATCAATTAATGTGTTAGTATCGTCAGCTATCCAATTAAATCTACAAGGTTTGAGTTGTTTTAGTCTTGTTGTAGCATCCCAAGTATAATCTACATTTTCTTTTAGCCTATAGTCTGATGAAGTAAGATAAGCTGTTGTACTTGAACCTATTTCAATTTTACCTACGCTAGTACCGTTTTGTCTGAAATCGTGAACATATTTTGCACCACTATTGTTATTATTATTGTATATAATTGATTCGTTCTCTGATGTTAAATTACAAATAAAGTTACAACTACCAGTAGCTCCTAATACAATACCATTAGCATCTATAGCTGTAGAAGATTTACCTACAAGTAGGTTTCCAGACGAATCTATGCGCATCCTTTCTGTATAAGATGAACCATTTATGAATTTTAAATTACCATTAGCAGAAGTACCTATATTTAAATCATTGCTTGAATTTAATGAAAAAGCGGTTCTTTCATTGCCACCGCTATCTTTGAATCTTATTTCTTGATTATTTGATAATAAAATATTTCCATTTACTTCTAATTTTTGATTTGGACTCGTAGTTCCTATTCCTACGTTTCCATTATTATCAATTACCATACGTTCAGTACCACCAGTATCAAAACGTATCTTATCTTCGTCACTTGACTCCTCTACTTGAATCTTTGTATCTGAATCTGCATCTTGTAAAATATTAGCAGTAGTACTTGAAGTTGCGTTTAATGTAATACACTCTACTGCTGTATCATCAGGAGGTGCTTCAGAAAATGTTAATGTACTTCCAGATACGCTATATGTAGACTTATGCTGTAGTACACCATCTATAGTTACAAAAGTTGCGTTTTCATTAACAGGGGACGTACTTAAACTTAGAGTAGTATCGCTCCCATCTCCAGTCATAGTATCTATACTAGGAGCTGTTCCACCACCTCCTGCAATAGCACCCCAAGCATCTGTATAGCCTTCAAAGCCTCCTGTAGTGCTGTTGTATCTAAAATAACCTGCTGCTGGACTAGAAGGTCTTTGCGCTGTAGTTCCTACTGGAACATGTATAGAGTCTGTATTAGCTCCTAAGTCAAGAGAAACATCTGGTGAAGCTTGGTTAATACCTATCCTGTTTGTGCTTACATCTGCAAATAAAAGACCGCTATCTACATTTACATCTCCTGCAAAAGTAGCTGTTCCTGTAACTGCAGGAGCTGATAAAGTTTTATTGGTTAAAGTATCTGTTGTTGTTTTACCAACTAAAGTATCTGTTGTAGCAGGAAGTGTAAGAGTAATGTTACCACTAAATGCTGAGTGTGCAGGTGCTTGTAGTCTTGCATAGTGAGCATTACTAGACTCACAGTAAAAGTCTACATAAGATTGAGTACCACCATTCTTAATAGCAATAGCACCCTGAGAAATTTGTACTCCGTTTGTAGAACCTCCACCTACTCCAAGAGACGTTGTAACTTGTGTAGCTGCAGGTAAACCTACTGTAACTGTTCCTGAACTTTCTGCTACTTCTACTTCGTTACTTGTACCAGAGAAAGTAATTGTTCCTCCTAGTGAAGTTGCAGTAGAGTTGCTTCCATCAGATACAGTAATTGCAGAGTTTGCAAGTTTTGAATTAGCAATAGATCCTGCTAACATAGCGTTAGTAATAGCACTTGATCCAATTACAAAGTCTAAAGTACCGTCTCCGTCTTCGTAAGTAACTCCAATACCTGTTTCAGTATTGCTAGATACCATAGCACCTACTGTGTCTTGTATTACTTCAGATAAATCTATATTTGCAGTTCCATCAAAGCTTACACCATGTATTGTTCTAGCAGTCTCTAAAGCTGTTGCTGTAGCCGCGTTACCTGTCGTATCCTGATTAAGTGTGCCTACTGTAAAGTCTAATGTACCATCTGAGTCCTCATACGCGACTGTAATGCCTGACTCAGTATTTGAAGATACCATAGCTCCTACAGTATCTTGAATAACCTCTGAAAGATCTATGTTAGCTGTACCATCAAAAGATACACCGTGAATAGTTCGTGCTGTTTCTAGAGCTGTTGCAGTTGCTGCGTTACCTGTTGTATCTGCTGTTCCAGTAAATACAAAGTCTAAAGTATTATCTGAATCATCATAAGTAACTGTTACTCCTGTCTCTGTGTTTCCAGAAACCATAGCACCTACAGTATCGCTAATAGTTTCTGCAAGTGTTACACCCCCTATAGTAATCGCATCAGCTTCAAGAGTACCGTCAATATCTGCATCGCCACTAATATCTAATGTAGCTGCATCAAGCTCTCCAGAGATTGTAATGTTTCTACCACCAGTTATATCTTTGTTAGAATCTGTAACGATTGCTTTACTTGCAATAACTGTACCGTTTGTAATACCATCTATAAGGTTTAAATCTGTTGCAGAAGCTGTAACACCGTCTAGTATATTTAGTTCTGCAACTGTAGATGTAATACCGTCAAGAGTATTTATCTCTGATGCTGTGGCTGTAACACCATCTAATATGTTTAGTTCGGCTGCTGTAGATGTAACTGCTGTTCCGTTAATAGACAGGGCATCTGTTTCTAATGTACCGTCTATATCCGCATCACCTGATATATCAAGTGTAGCTGCATCAAGTTCGCCTGTAAGAGTAATGTTTCTAAAGCTACCAATGTCTTTGTTACTGTCTACTACAACAGCTTTTGAAGCTGCTACAGTTCCTGCAGTAACTCCATCAATAGTTTCTAGTTCTGCTTCTGATATATCTGCACTTCCTATTACAAAGCTTGTACCTGTAATAGCTGTACCTGTAATTATAGTACCTGTTATAGCTGCAGCACTTGATCCCCCTATTACTGCTCCATCAACTGTACCACCATTTATATCTGCTGTATCGGCTACTAAAGCATCTGTAGTAACTGTACCATCAAAATAAGCATCTTTAAATTCTACAGAGCTTGTACCTAAATCTATGTCATTATCAGTAACAGGAACAATAGCTCCATCCTGTATTCTAATTTGTTCTACTGCCGCAGAAGATACTTCAACAAAGACACCCCATCTGTTATTGGTGCTATCAACTACAATTTTATTAAGAAAGTCTAAATCACCTATAGTATGTATATTACCACCTTCTCCAGCAGTACCATCGTGTCTGTGGCCTGTAGATGATGCGCTACTTGAAGAGTAGCTAAAAGCGTTTAATAGTTGATTGTATTCGTTATTAAAAAGAGCAGCTGTTATAGTATCGCCATCTGCTATCGAACTTTGTCTGGTATATGCTTGAGCCATAGTTTATTTCTCTCTTGTTATTATTGTCTGCCTGATGGTCTATAATTTATATATAATCCGTTTATAGTATATGGAGCTTTTGTATCGTTACTAAAAATGTTAAAAAAGTTACTGTGACCACTACCCACTAATGTATTTCTTACTAAAGGTTGTTCTGGTGCACCAAATATACTTGTACCAAAAATAGTTCCTGAGTCTCCAAATATTGAAGGTGCTTGTGCGTTAATAGTTAAATCTGCTGGTTGAGGCCTATCTGCACTATCGTAATCAAATCTAACTTTAAGTTTAGGTTCAATAGTTCCTTCTGGAAACAAAGATACTTTAACGTGATCTAAAGTCTTCAAAGTTCCAAAGTCTCCATAATCAAAATCAGGTGACTGATACTTTGCATGTATATTTGTTTCAGTTCCTGCAGGATTAAAACTGCTTCCTGTATCGTGATTATAAACATATCCATCTCTATCTCCGTGAAATGCTTTTTCTATATCTGACGCATTAAAACCAGAAGTTACTGCAGGAGCTTGGATACCTTCTACTTCAGACCATTCAAAACCTCTAGCTGTAAGAGTTCCTATAATACCTTTAGAACTAGCAGTAGACGCTGTAGAAGAACTGTAGTACATTCTATATTGAGATTTATCTCGTATTACTACACTACTGTATTCTTGAACTATTGCACTATCAAAAATACTATTAAGTATAGGTTGAATACTCTTACTAATAGTTCCTAACTCTACGTCACCAATTCTTGCTGTACCTGCAACTGTTCTAAAACCATCAGGTGCTAAGAAAATCAAATCACCTGCAAATTCTTGTATAGTCTTACCATCTACACAACCTACGTTCTTTGTAACAGGTACTATTGCTATCGTACTTGAATTATTTATATTCTGTAATTTATAGATTGAATTCCTACAAAATATAAATAGCTCATCACGGAAAGATTTAAGTCCTACTACTTGATCATCTAATACAATACTTCCTGATCCTGAACTTGTAAAATCATCTATATCACTTGTACCACTATAAAAGATTGTGTTTTTTGCTGTAGCTGCACCTGCAACTACTAAGTGTTTATCGTGTATTACACAAAACTTTGGATAGTGTGTTCCGCTTACTGTGATTTCTTTTGCAAAAAAAGTTCTGTTTGTTATATCAGAATCTGTACCTGTCATTTTAAAATAGAAAGGTTTTGCTCCAGATCCTTCATCAGTAATAATTAACTCACCATACTCTGTATCGCCTTCAAAGATTGCAAAGTGTGCTTTGCTCTGTGAAGTTCTTGCAGAAGCACTACGACCTGTAAAAGCAGTATGGTTATCTCCACTACCTGAAACACTAGCTTTATTAATCTGTAACCAACTATTTCCTGTTTGACTAAAATATATGTTAGTACCTGAACAAGCTACTACTCCATCTGCATATACTTTAAGTCCTAATATATCGTTACTGCTATTTGGTCTTGTACCGTTTCCAAACTGACTGTAACCGTTTATACGTCTGTATCCACCTTTGGTCGATACTTCAAAATTTGTTAATGTTGTAGCTTTTCCCGGAGTTTTTAAAAGTTCTAATGCGTTACTAGCTTTATCTAGCCCTCCTTGTAATGCTACTGAAAAGGGTTGTGA